CTCCTAGAGATTACCAGATTGAAGGAGTATACGACGCCTTAAGACATAATAGAAGATTATTGATATCTCCAACTGCATCAGGAAAGTCTCTGATGATATATTCTGTTGTGAGATACTACGTTGAGAAAGGACAAAATATTCTGATAGTCGTTCCAACGACTTCCCTTGTAGAGCAAATGTATAAAGACTTTGCAGATTATGGATGGGACGTGGGTTCATTTTGCCACAAGATTTATGCTGGTAAAGAAAGAGAGACAGATTCTCAGGTTATCATCACAACCTGGCAGTCAATCTACAAACTTCCCCGCAAGTATTTTTCAAGATTTAATGTGGTAGTTGGAGATGAAGCGCACCAGTTCAAATCTAAGTCATTAGTATCTATAATGACAAAACTTTCAGATTGTAAGTATAGATTTGGTTTCACTGGAACACTTGATGGGACACAAACTCATAAATGGGTTTTAGAAGGACTTTTTGGGCCTTCATACAAAATTATTAAAACAGATGAACTTATGAAGAAAGGTCATCTAGCACAACTTGACATTAAAATTCTTCTTCTTAAACATTCACCACAAAAATTCAATACTTTTGAAGAGGAAGTTCAATATATCATTAATCACGATAAAAGAAATCGTTTGATTAAAAATTTGGCTTTAGATTTAAAAGGAAACACACTCATTCTATTCTCCCGTGTAGAAGGTCACGGCAAACCTCTTTACGATTTAATAAATAGTGATACAACTGAAGATAGACATATTTTCTTTGTTCACGGTGGTGTTGATGTTGAAGACAGGGAAAAAGTTAGAGAAATTACTGAGAGAGAAAATAATGCAATTATTGTAGCATCTTACGGAACATTCTCTACAGGAATTAACATTAAAAATCTACATAATGTTATTTTCGCTTCACCATCAAAATCAAGAATTAGAAATCTTCAGTCAATCGGAAGAGTATTGAGAAAGGGAGATAATAAAACTAAAGCAACTCTCTATGATATTTCCGATGATATTAGTTATAAGTCAAGAAAAAATTATACTCTAAATCATCTAATAGAAAGAATTAAAATCTATAATGAAGAAAACTTTAATTATGATATTGTAAACTTACCAATTAAAGAATAAGTATGGGAGAAGAGTTTTATTGCATCATCAAATTAGTATCGGGAGAAGAAATATTCTCCCTGATATCGGTAGATGAATCTGAAGATAATCCGATTATTGTTTTACAGAATCCTGTTGTTATGGTTATGGTTCAGGCAAATGGAAATTCATTTGTCAAAATTAAACCTTGGATGGAATTATCAAGTGAAGATATTTTTATGATTCGTTTAGATAAAGTTATTACAATGACGGAATGTACTGATAGTAAACTTATTGATGTATATAAAAACTATATCTCTTCTGATATTGAAGAATTATTATCTTCTGATGGGAAAGTAAAACTTACTGAAGATATGGGATATAAAGGTTCAGTAGATGATTTCCGAAATAAACTTGAAGATATCTATAAAGGTATTAAAGAAAGCTAATCCTTCTCTTCAACCCTGACAAAGCAGATTCTACTCGTATTCTAGGTACTTGTCAAGGCCTTCTTACTTATGGTACAATGGTAACAACTCACAAAGTACGCAGTTAAAATGTTATGCCAAAGAAGAAGTCCGAACACTATGTAAACAACAAAGAGTTTCTAGAGGCATTAGTTGTTTATAGAACTAAAGTTGCAAAGGCAAAAGAAGAAGGATTGCCCAAACCAAAAATTACAAATTATATTGGGGAATGCTTTTTGAAGATTGCAACACAGTATTCTTACAAACCAAACTTTGTTAATTATATGTACCGTGAAGATATGATTTCTGATGGTATTGAAAACTGCGTACAATATATTCATAATTTTGACCCAGAAAAATCTAAAAATCCGTTTGCATATTTTACTCAGATTATTCATTATGCCTTCTTAAGAAGGATTCAAAAAGAAAAGAAGCAAATGGAAATAAAACCAAAATTATTGAAAAGACTGGTTACGATGAGGTTATGATGATTGATGGGGGCTTGCTTTCTGGAACCAGTTCCGAGTACAACACAATAAAGGATAATATCCAGTACCGTAATAATCGTTAAATACTATAATTTTATAAATAGTAATAGTATTATAAAAATATATGACTACTTTTATTGGAAAACCTTGTAAGAAATGTGGAAATAGTGAAAGATACTGTTCTGGAAATAAACCTTGTGTTAGGTGTGTAAAAGAAAATTCTAGTATTCGTTCTAAAAATGGTAAAAGAACAGAATGGTCTAGAAAAAACAAAGAAAAAATAAATTCCAAGAATAATTCATATTACCATTCATTAACTTCCGAAGAAAAAATTCTTAGGAATAGAAAACAACAAGTTTCTCTTTATGGATTGACTTTGGAGGATTATGATGCTATGCTTGAAAAGCAAGATGGTGTATGTGCCATATGCTCTAAAAAAATAGATGGTAATCTACATATAGACCATAATCACAAAACCAATCAAGTAAGGGGATTGCTATGTGGCAAATGCAATAGGGCAATAGGATTATTAAACGACGATATTTCTTTATTTACAAAAGCAATTACTTATTTAAATTTGAGCTGATTATGAAGGTAGCAATTTTAAGTGACAGCCACTGGGGTGCCAGGAAGGGTTCTAAGTACCTTCACGATTATTTTGAACTCTTCTACAAGAATATCTTTTTTCCTGCCTTAGAGGAGCATAGAGTGGAGTCTGTGATTCATATGGGCGATGCATTTGATAGTCGTAAGTCAATTGATTATCAGAGTCTTCAGTGGGCAAAGAGAGTTGTATTTGAACCATTGTCCAAATATGATGTTCATATGGTGATTGGTAACCACGATTGTTATTATAAAAACACTAATAGTGTAAATTCACCAGAACTTCTTCTTGAAGATTATACAAATATTAAAACTTATAGTTCTCCTCAAACCATTAATGTTGGTGGACTTGATATTGCAATGATTCCTTGGATTTGTTCTGAGAACTATGATGAAACTCTTCGTTTAATTGATAAAACTCCAGCAAAAATTGCGATGGGACACCTTGAATTGAATGGATTCAGAGCCCATCGTGGACATACTATGGATTCTGGAATGGAATCTGATGTATTCTCCAAATTTAAAAAAGTATTTTCTGGACACTTTCACACTCGTTCTGATGATGGGCATATCTTTTACCTTGGTAACCCATATGAGATGTTCTGGAATGATGTGAATGATACGCGAGGATTTCATATCTTTGATACCGAAACCTTAGAGCATATCCCAGTCAATAATCCATATAAACTTTTTTATAATATTTACTATGAAGATACACCATATCAAATGGTTGACTTCAGTGAATATGAGAATAAGATTGTGAAAGTTATTGTAAGAAAGAAGAGTAATCCAAAGTCTTTTGAAAAGTTTATTGATAAACTATATAACACAGGTGTTCAAGACCTAAAAATTGTCGAAAACTTTCAAATTGAAGAAAAGGAAGACTTTAATATTGAAGAAGATGAAAATACACTTTCAATTCTCAATCGATATGTGGAAGAATCTGAAACAATCTTCGACAAAAAAGTAATCAATGCAATTCTTGAGGAAGTTTATAAAAAAGCTTGCGAGGTAGAATAGTGTATCTTTTAACTCTAAAGGGAAAAAAGGACGACGGTGCATTTTCAGTCCAAAATAAATTTGGTGAAAAAGTTCTTTTTCTCTTTGAGGAGGAGGACGATGCTGAAAGATATGCTATGATGCTGGAAGACCATCCCCAGTACGAAAAAGAGATGGAAGTTGTAGAAGTTGATGATGAACTTGCCATCAAGACTTGTGAACTTTACAACTATAAATATGCTGTCATTACACCTAATGATATCGTTGTTCCTCCTAAATTATGAATATTTTATAGGGTGGTATTATAAATAAGTAAAGTTATACCACTTTTATATTTTATGCAAGTTAAAAAATGTAATGGTTGTCTTTTAGAAAAATCAGTTGAAGATTTTTATATTAATAAAATAGGGTCTAAAGGTCAACCAAGATATAAATCTAGATGTAAAGTTTGCATAAACAAAAAAAATTTAAATAATTATTATAATGAAACTGAAGAAAAAAGAAATAGACGTAGAGAAAAAAATTCGCAAAATCATTTGTTGAGAAAATTTGGGTTGACCTTAGATGAATTTTCTGCTATGATTTTAGAACAAAATAATAAATGTAAAACTTGTGGATGCGAATTGCATAAACCTCAAGTAGACCATAATCATAAAACTGGTAAAGTTAGGGGATTATTATGTAAACCTTGTAATATGTCTATGGGGTTATTAAAAGAAAATACTAAAACCCTTTATAAAATGATTTCTTATATTGATAATGATTATATTTAAAAAAATTAGATACCGAAATTTTTTAAGTACTGGCAATCAATTTACTGAAGTTGATTTTCAAAAGAACCATACAAATCTAATTATCGGAACAAATGGTGCAGGTAAATCAACAGTTCTAGATGCTCTTACCTTCGTATTATTCAATAAACCTTTCCGAAAAATTAATAAACCACAACTAGTCAATACTACAAATGAAAAAGATTGTCTGGTGGAAATCGAATTCTCCATTAACAGTAGAAACTATCTTGTTCGTCGCGGAATTAAACCGAATATCTTTGATATTGAAATCGACGGTAAGAAACTTCATCGTGAATCGGATGACCGTGCCAATCAAAAGATTCTTGAAGAAAACATTCTAAAGGTTAATTATAAATCATTTACACAAATTGTAATTCTGGGTTCAAGTACATTTGTTCCCTTTATGCAACTCTCAACTGCAAATCGTCGGGAAGTTATTGAAGACCTTCTAGACATTCGTATTTTTTCATCAATGAATGCGATTGTTAAAGAAACAATTCGTACAATGAAGGATGAAATTAAGTCATTAGCTCTTAAGAAAGAGTCATATGAAGACAAAGTTGAGATGCAGAAGAATTTTATTTCTGAATTAGAAAATCGTGGAAAT